GGAGATAAGAAAAAGAAATATGTCAGAAGCTATAGACCCAGTACACGTAGTATACAAGATCCAGAGACTACTTGACGAAATAATGGAAAACAACGCTAACGTCTTAATTGGCGGCGGTGTTGACAATATGGAGAAATATAACTATATTCTCGGAAAGATCCACGTTACGGATCAAATTAAACAGGAAATCTCTAACCTGCTACAACCAAAGGAGCCAGAACCGGATGACGAAACAAACATCGCACGCCTTAGAAGATAAATATAATGCTGAAGCAGATGCAAAAAAGATTGCAAAAAACGAAGCAAAAAAAGAAACTCAAGAAACAAATTTAGATAAGTTACCACATCCTACAGGATGGCGTATACTTGTTATGCCCTTTCAAGTTAAAGAAAAAACTGAAGGTGGAATTATCATTGCACAAGAATCTTTAGACAAAGCACGTGTAGCAACGCAAGTTGGTTACGTACTAAAGATGGGTGATCTCTGTTATAAGGATGAGGAAAAGTATCCAACGGGACCATGGTGCCAAGAAAAACAATGGGTGGTCTTTGCACGATATGCAGGATCACGTATGCAGATTGATGGTGGTGAGATAAGAATGTTAAACGATGATGAGATTTTAGGAACTATAGAAGATCCTGAAGATCTTATTCACGCAATGTAATTCATAGGAGGAATTAACTATGCTAGACGACGAAAAAATAATAGACGTGGGCGAAGCCGACGAACAAGAAATGGAGATCGATCTTGACGCTCCAGAACAATCACTAGAAGAACCAGCAGAGGAGATTAAAGTTGAAGAAGTTGCAGAAACCGATAACACAACTGAGGAACCTAATGAGCAACCTGCTGTTCAAGCTGATAAACCCCAAGACGAACTGGGAGAATATTCAGAAGGTGTTAAAAAAAGAATAGCTAAACTTACACGTAAAATGCGTGAAGCTGAAAGGCAAAAAGAAGAGGCTATTAAATATGCTCAACAAGTAACTAGTCAAGCTCAAAAAGTTAGAGGTCAATACGATAGACTTGGAACTGATTATACTAAAGAGCTAGAAGAAAAAGTTGTCCAAGGTATGGACGCCGCTAAGCTTTCTTACAAACAAGCTGTCGAAGCACAAGATATTGACGCTCAAGTAAAAGCTCAACAAGCTATAGCACAAATGGCTATGGAAGAGGCGAGACTAAATCAATTAAAAGTTAGTCAAGAAAACAGATTAAGGGCTAGAGAACAGAATAAACAAAAAGAAGTTGTTCAGCCTCAAGTTAATACGATGACCGCTGCTGAAAACAGGTTAGATCCTAAAGCAGAGGGTTGGGCATCTAAAAACTCTTGGTTTGGTACGGATAATGCAATGACTTACACTGCATTTGATATACACAAAGAGCTTGTTGAAAACGAAGGATTTGATCCACAATCAGATGAGTATTACACGGAAGTCGACAAACGAATAAGGGTTGCATTTCCGCACAAATTTGATAATGTTGGGTCAACTACAGCTGAACCAGTTCAGACTGTTGCTAGTGCCAAACGTCCGGCATCAAACAAAGGACGCAGAAAAACCGTGAAACTCACACCTTCACAGGTAGCAATTTCTAAAAGATTAGGTGTGCCGCTAGAAGAATATGCGAAACAATTAGCCGCGAAGGAGGTATAAGCATATGGAAAAAGATAAAATGAAAACCACTCGCGTGAGTCAATCTAGAGCAAAAACTGAAAAGCCGAAGATTTGGACTCCTCCATCATCACTGGACGCACCACCTGCGCCAGACGGATATCGACATAGGTGGATAAGAGCTGAAAGCATGGGGTACGACGATACCACTAACATGTCAGGTAAGCTTAGATCAGGATGGGAGTTAGTTAGAGCTGACGAATATCCAAATGATAATTATCCTTCTATAGATAACGGCAAATACGCAGGTATGATCGGGGTTGGTGGCCTTGTGCTGGCAAGGATATCTGAAGAGCTCGCGCAATCACGTGAAGAGTACTTTGCAAAAATTACTCAAGATCGAAATGATGCAATTGAAAACGATGTCTTGAAGGAACAGCACCCAAGTATGCCGATTAATCAAGATCGACAGACTCGTGTAACTTTTGGTGGCTCGAAAAAAGACTAATCTTTTCTCAACCATCGATTTAACTTTAACCCTTTAAGGAGGATAACAATATGGCAAATATAGATGCCCCTTTTGGTTTATCTCCAATTGGAAAAATCGGCGGCGGAACTGATCCGGCAATGAACTCTTATACAGCATTTGCAAACTATGCTACTATCATCTCACAAGGCGATGTCGTAAAAATCGACGAAGCTGAAGGTGATGTACAACTTTTTGCAGCAGCAGGTGGCGGTACAGACGCTACTAATGCTATAGGTGTTTTTTGGGGATCTTCGTTCGATGATTCAGATGGTAAACCAACTTTTAAAAACACAAGACCAGCTTCTCAACTAGCAGAAGTTTTCGTGTACGACGATCCATATCAAATGTTCGAAGTACAAGGTGACGGCGCTTCAGCCCAAACCGATTTATCAAATCACGCTGACTTAGCTGTGGTTGCTGGTTCAACAATAACAGGTGTAAGTAAATCAGAACTAGATTCAAGTGATATTGGAACTGGAAACAACTTAAGAATCGTAGGCTTTTCTAAAAAAGAAGGCCGAGATACAGTCGGAACTAACGGCGCTAATGTTGTTTATAATGTTTTGATTAACGAACACAAATACAAATAATAGCAGGAGGTAACACATGGCTATATCAAGACAACAACTAGCAAAAGAGCTAGAGCCAGGTCTAAATGCATTATTTGGACTTGAGTACAAAAACTACGAAAACCAACACGCTGAAATTTATGATACAGAAAATTCTGATCGAGCATTCGAAGAAGAAGTAATGTTATCAGGTTTCGACAAAGCTGCCGTTAAGTCAGAAGGCGCAGCAGTGGTTTACGATAGCGCGCAGGAAACTTACACTGCAAGATATCAACATGAGACAATCGCTCTCGCTTTCTCTATCACTGAGGAAGCTGTTGAAGATAACTTGTATGATAAGATTTCAACTCGTTATACGAAAGCACTAGCACGTTCTATGGCTCAAACTAAGCAACTTAAAGCTGCTGCAATTCTAGATGGAGCTTTCACTACTTCTACAGGTGGTGACGGTGTTGCACTTTGTGCAACTAACCACCCAGTAATTGCTGGAACGTTTGCAAATGAGTTAGCAACAGCTGCTGACTTATCTGAAACTTCATTAGAGCAGTCTTTAATTGACATTGCTAAAATGACAGACGAGCGTGGACTAAAAATTGCTGCTAAGGGAATGAAACTAATCATTCACCCAGCTCAGCAATTTGCAGCTGAAAGAATCATGAAATCTGCCAACAGAGTTGGTACTGCTGATAATGATTTGAATGCTATGAAATCAATGGGAATGATACCACAAGGATTTGTGGTAAATAACTTCCTAGCTGATTCAGAGTCTTTCTTCATTAAGACAGACGTTCCTAACGGAATGAAACACATGGTTCGTGCACCAATCAAAACTGCCATGGAAGGCGATTTTGAAACTGGTAACGTTAGATATAAAGCTAGGGAAAGATACAGCTTCGGCTTCTCTGATCCTAGAGGTATCTTCGGATCTCCAGGTGTATAATCAGTAAGGTTATAAACCATTTTAAGGGGCGCTTCGGCGCCCCTTTTTATTTGCATAAAGTATTTAAAAAGCGTATACTCGCTAATCTGCGATATAAAAACTAATGTAGACGCGCGCAGGCGACGGCCTAGAGACTACATTAAACACAACTAGGAGGATTAAATCATGGCTTCAACAACTTTTTCCGGACCGATTAAGGCTGGAACAATTAAAGAAACTATCGGGACTACTCTCGGTAAAAACGTAAAAAACACAGGACAAGTAGTAATGTCTCAAACACACTTGATTGATTTATCAGGTGGTGCGATTGCTGCAGGAGCAACTAATATGGTTATTCCAGCAAACTCACAAATCGTAGATTGTGTCATAGACTCAGTCGTTGCTGCATCAGGTGCAACCAATTTAAGTATTGGTGACACTGTAGGTGGAGCTGCTACAATACTTAACACTTTTGCACTAGGTACAGCTGTTGGTAGAAAAAGACCAACAACAGAAGCTGGTGGTGCATTAGCTTGGTCTGACACAGGTTCTGCTGACATAAAGTTAACTATAACTTCTTCAGCAGCTACTAATGCCGGATCAACTAGAGTTACAATTCTTTACGTACAGAATAATAACTTAGGTTAATAATTAATAGTGGGGCTTCGGCCCCACTAATTTAGGAGGATAATATTATGTCAGGTGGAGGATCTTTCACATCAGACCAGAGAACAGCTCAAGCAACCGCTACTGGACCTTTAGTTGGTGGGCCTTGTAGGGTTACATCAATTCAAGCAAAAGGCAACGCAAGTGGTTCTGTTATTTTGCATGACAATGCAACTACAGGCGCAGGTACAGCTCATACATTTCTTTTTGGAACAGAAGGACTAGAAGTCTTTGTTCCTGGAAGTGGTATCAGAATGAAAAATGGTTGTCACTTAACAATCTCTGGATCAGGCAGTTGCACTATTACTTTTAACTAGGGGGATAAATGGCAACATCAGGTACTACTAATTTTGAGAGTGGTTTCTTAATTGATGATATTATTGAAGAGGCTTACAATCGCGTAGGCCTCGACAGTGTTAGTGGATATCAATTAAAATCAGCAAGACGTTCTTTAAACATAATGTTTCAAGAGTGGGCCAATAGAGGTTTGCATTATTGGGAGCTAGGTAATCTTGAAATTGATCTTGTTGAAGGACAAGCTGAATATAAGTTTTTTAGAAACTCTGCTGATGGTACAAGTGCTACGTCTATTCCTAACGGTGTTTACGGTATAGATGATGTTTTAGAAGCTGCATATAGAACTAATAGAGCGACAACTAGTCAATCAGATTCATCTTTAAGTAAAATAGACAGAAGCACATATCAAAGTTTAGCTAATAAGTTAACTAAGGCTCAACCTACACAATACTATGTACAAAGGTTTATAGATAACACTACAATTAGTTTTTATCCAACTCCGGATACTACAGCTGCTGCAAATCATATTTCAATATACTATATAAAACGTATTCAAGATGTTGGTGGATATAG